CTTCCCAATGGCAAGGGTAAGTCCCTAATACAATATATTTATTTTCTCGATTAACTATTTTTTTCTTAATTATCGTTACTTTTGCATTAGTTATCATTTATCCCCCTATACATAAATCCAGTATGGATAAACGCCTCTCTTATCATTTCATCAATTAAGCTTTTGGTGAATCTGTCTTTTTCATTAACGGATAAACTATTCGCTTGTTCATATTCGACCTTATATTGACCCACAGACTCCGATTTTATATTTTGTGATGAATTACCATCGATATTGTTTAAAAGCTCTTTAGAGTTAAAATAGAGTGTATTTATAATATCTTGAGTAACATCATCAATCCTTTTTTGTAAAAGTTTATCTCCATCGCTTATTCTTTCAAAGGTCAAACAATCTATACGCCTTCTAATCCTCCTTTGTAGGGAGAAAAAAAGCCCCTCCGCTATATCTACATTAGGGCTTTTTTCTTTAAATTCTTTATAGGTTAACATAAATTAACCCCTTTCTTTATCTAAACTTGCGAGCTAGCTGTACCCTCACTAGCTGGTTTTTCAGCTTTTAATTTTGTAATAACTCTAGCTATTGGAATTTGATTAAGTGGGAATGTACCGTCCGCATTCTTTACAACTTCCCAGTTTACGCCCGTCTTTAATTCCTCATCAGTTGGTGATAAAGACGCCATAGAAGCCTCAGTAAAAGAAATTCCTCTAGGTGCATAGCAGAACCTATCTCTAGTGTATAGGGTATCTTCTCCACCATTTTTCATAGGATTTCTATCGGTTTCATAAGGCACCTTAGCTCCAGCCTTTGTATATTCAAAAGCACCTTGACCAAAGATATAAGTTGTATATTCTCCCTCTTTGCTTACTGGTAGTGAATCATCAATAATGATTGGTCTACCGTTTAGATTAGCTAGTGCTAAAGGTCTTTCAATTCCTCTTGCGTCAGTATATTTAGCGTATTGGATTAAGTTTAGGTTTTCTAATTGAGTTGCTACAGCTGAGTTCATAATTGCGGCCGCAAAGTTCTTCTTCCTTGCTCCAAAGGCTTGTTGTAGGGCGTTGTTTAGTGTTACTTGACCAAATACATCATCTTTGTATGTGTGACCGTCTACAAACTTCTTGTCTTCTGCCTTTGACATAGAGAAGATACCTTCAAGAATAGCAAGTAGTGAATCTTGCTTAAGATCTGCCCACCAATCTAGTAATTGATTAGCTACAGTTCTCATTGGATCGTGACCGCCTGTTATATCAAAAACAAAGTCCTTTTCAGTCCAGCTATGAGCCCTACCGATAACAACTCTTTTTTGATAAAAAGTATTAGTTGAGTCTGATTTGATATCAGTTAATCCATCGTAATTATCAGCTTGTCCAGAAAGAATACCAGCAATAGGTGTAACAATAATATTGCCTCCTACTTGCTCATCCATTCTAGTTTTAAGGTCAGCTCTTTCTACAATAGCTGTAGAATTTAATAGTTCATTAGTTCTTTCTCTTTCGATTGTATCAACGTATTTTTCAAATACTTCTGCATTGAAATATGTTTTGTCAAATAATTTAGGCATTATAACCTCCTATAAAATACATTTCTTATTAGCTTCAAGCATTTCTTCGTAAGTCATATCCTTAAGTTCTTTATCACCTATGGAGCCTGACTTACCTATGCCTTTTTGCTTTGGTTCTTTCTCAATTTTAAATAGGTATGAGTCCGACACTTTTAGCCCCTCAATTTGTGCCTTTAAATCATCATTTAAGTTTTTAGAATCCTTTAAACTATCAATATCAAGTAAAGCCTTAGCCGCCTTTAAGTTTCTACTTCCAGCATTTACCAAACCTAAATCAATAGCATTATTTAGATTAATTCTTTCGATGTCTTCCTTAGCTTTGATTTGTGCTTGCTCATACTTGTTTTTGTATTCCTCAGCACTTGCCTTAATGGAATCAATATCCATATCTTTAAAGGCTTCTATTTGCTCATTTGCACTTGCCACTTGGGACTTATAGTTCTCATTTTCAGTCTTTAAGGTATCGTAATCATTTTTAAGTTGGTTATAATCTTCAACTTCTTTTCCTCTTAACTTAAAAACCGCCGCTATCTGTTCATCATTTAGTCCTATTTCTTTGAGTTCTTCTGTCTTCATAAAATCTCCTATTCCTAAGCTTTTTAAGTCGTCGCTATGACTCTAGACTAGTAACATTCCAGCATTTTAGGTCTGCTTTGACCGTGGTGGGAAGAGTGGGATTCGAACCCACGAAGGCTAAGCCAGCGGTTTTACAGACCGCCCCGTTTTCCACTTCGGTATCTTCCCATGAAAAAAGACGGTTTTGGAAAACCGCCTTAAATTATTTATATTCTTCTGTTTCTTTGCTTTGGTCTTTAGGTCTTAGATAAACTTTTATGCCATTTTTGACAATAATTTTATCTGACCCCTCTTCTATGCTAACTAGTAACTCATTATCATTACTTGTAATAGTCAATATATCATAATCACTAAATTTAAATCCGTTTTTAGGTTCCATATTTTTACTTCCTTATTCCATTATTCACATTGTAGTATCTTTGCTTCTTATCAAGCTTCTTAAACTCTTCCTCGGTCAGTATCCTTTGCATAGCTAACTTGTACTTTTTATTATAAGGATATTTGTTGCCATCTATTAATCTGCTGACATTCTCTGCGTCTTTCTTGCATAAAAAATGGGCGTGTTGCTCATAAGCACCGCCCTCTCTTTTTAATAACCACTTTCTTTTTGGTAGTTTTGGATAATATTTTATTGTTAATTTCATTTTTCTGTAATTAAAAAGCACATCTAACAATCGCTATTGTGCTTAGTCTAATATTTCTATTTTGTCAATTTGTGATTGTAGAATCGCACCATTACCCCCATAAAAAAGCATTGGTTCGTCCCATTCATCTTCGGCTTGTACATATTCTTCACAATACAATTCTTTTACTGTTCCGTCCTTATAAAATACTCTTATATGTTTACCTTCTGAGTTATACATATCGTCTATTAATGACATATACTCATCTCCTATAATCTTTTGGTTTTGCTGGCACAATGTGAACTCCTTTTTCCTTGCTATAAGATATTGAAAATCTGTTTGTAATTACTTCATCACCATTTTTATTATTTATCCAATATCCTATATCTTCTTCTGCTTCAATGAATTCTTTATGAACCCATTTTCCTACACCATCAACTCTTCTTAGTTCACCTGTTCCGGCATACTTATCAACTAATTCTTGTGGATCTACACCTTCTAGTAAATAACTTTTGTGTCTACCTTGTTTTAATTCTTGATTATAATTATTTGTACCTTGAATATGCTTGTCTTGTCTTCCTGGATTTATAGTAAGGTTGTAATCATTTCTGATTGCTTTTCTTAGCTTTTCATCTTTTAAATATATATCTAAGTTAAGCTTATCAGAACCTAAATTATAAAGCTCATTTGCTTTCTTTTGTGCTTTTCTATTCGCCCAAACTTCCTTACTCGCTTTACTCTTACTATACCCGTAAACATTGGTATTTACACTAGTAGGGCGGAGCTTTCCAGCCTTGTTAAAGTCTTTATATAGCTGTCTTTGCCTTTGTAATCTTACCTGTGCAACAAGCTTGCTTTCGTCATCTCCTACCTTGTCATACATCATAACTCTATGCTTGTACTTCCTGATAGTTCTTTCTATTTGCCTTTGTTTTTGGGTTGCCTCGTAATAGGTGTATTCCTTATCTTCAAACTCGAAAGGCTCGGGATCTATATCTTCTAGCATTTCTTTAGTCCATGCTCTTTCTGATATTCCCTCAAAGAATGGATACCAGTTGTGCTTACAATTTGCACCCATAAATCCCGTTACATCTCCGTAGCCTATATCATCAAGACTTAGATATTTAGTGTTATCACCTGATAAAGAAACAATTTGTCCTTGCCACTCTGCGTGAGATGGTCTTGCTCCAGCGTGGGCTGATATCTCCATCAAATCCTGTTCCATATCCTTTGCGTTAAGGAAAGATATTTCCCCAGTCATTTGATTAAGTGTAGTCCTTACAAGCATTTTAGCCGCCGATTCAACCGTATAATTTCTTCCTGATTGTTGGTAGTTTATAACTCTTATACCTGAATCCGATAAATCATTTACTAGGCTTCTTACTACTTGCTGACCTGAGAAAGCTCCGCTAGCAACCTTAAAAGCTGCTTGGTTAAGCTTGTCTTTATAGAATTTATTTAATTTTACATTCTCACCATTACAGACAACTCCTAATGATTGAGTTATATTTGCATTTCCTTTAATCAACCTATCAACCGCATTATTTATTGTTTTCTCTGCGTGTTTATTTTGGGTTAGATCTATCAAATTTTTATTTACAGCCCTATAAGCCTTGGCCTCATCTTCGTAATGTTTAAGGCCTGATTTATTTATTATTTGGCTTATTTCTTCGTCGATATTCTCCAAATGAGGTTTCAAAAGACTTTCTATTTCCTCAGTTGTATAGCCACTCTCAATTAATACTTCGGCTTGTCTTTCCGCTGTGGCCGTTAAGTAACCATTCTTTTTTATCCTTTCCGCTATATCTTCAAGGATATCATCTTCCAAGCCTTGATATAATTCTATAAGGTGGTCGGTTACCCTTTCCATGTACTCTGGACTTAACATTATTCTTCCTCAGCTACGTCGCTTCTGTCTTCTGACACTCCTGCCTGTATTTCTTTTAGCTCCTCATCGGTTACGCCGTATCTCCATTTTAGATAAGCTTCTGGTTTTAGAATACCTGCTGCCACTTCCTGTAGCCTTATCTTTTGTTCGGTTTCAGAGTCCACTACAAGACTATCATCAAAGTCAAAGGATACTTGGCAATTTTCATTATAAGGAATACCCAGCTCCTTATACCAATACTTTAATATCTCTACAAACTCTTCAAGGCAGTCTGCAAGTTCTGTTTGTATGTCCTTAACTGTAGAATAGGACCTTTGCTGGCTTGTTATGATTTCAGAAGCAGTTTTAGTTGTTTCGCTCATATGAGACAAAGTCCCATAGGCCAATCCGCAATGGAATTCAATTTTTCTTAATATTTCATCTAGACCATGGAATAATGGTGTATCTCTGATTTCAGGGCTAAACACTTCATAGAAGTCTCTGCCTCCGTCGCCCATATCCATACCAAGGTTTCTGAATAATCTTTCTTTACCTTTTGGCAATTCTCCATTAGCTTTTACAGTTGTTATATCTGCGTCGATTGCAAGTTCACTGCCCTTAAATTCCCAGTGAATTCTTTGGTATTGCTCATCAGCGTCTTGGATTAAGGATAAAGACCTTGCAAAGCAACTTATGCCTTCGTCTGACTCCAAATCAAGGTTATTAGCTTGTGGGTTTTTAAAGTAAGCGAATAATGGCCTTTCTGAATCAACAACCATTTTTTCTGCCATATCAGCCCATTTATCTACAATTGATAAGCTTACTTTATCTCCTAGGCTATCTTGGGAATCTGACATATAGGCTGTATTTGTTATTAGATACTCATCACCTATTTTATGTTCCTCTAGCCTTGTAAAGAATATGTCTTTGTCTTTCTTATCTTTCCTCTTGATCCTATCGATAAAAACAATATGATTGATATCTCCAAAACTTGTAAATCCTAAAATAATAAATTTATTAACTGGAGCAATATCTATGTCTATCTTTTTCTTACCTATATTTTCTATATATGGTTTTACAATAATCCCGCCTAGGGCTAATCCATATTCAGTAAATCTTCTAATACGCTTTATGAATTTTTGATAAATCAAATCAATATTTTCATCGTCAACCCTAGTTTCAAGCTCCATTGTTACAAGCCTTGCAAGCTCGCTTGATATAGCCGCACATAAATTCAAAGATTGAGAATTGTCAGCGTCGTTTTGATTGCTTAGCCAGTAGGGTTCACCATGGTAACAGTCAAGCCATATCTTATAATTATTTTCAATATTTAAACCTAGGCTTCCCAGCCTCTCTCTAATTTCTCTATCTAGCATAAATACTCCTATACATTCATAAGTACCTTTATAAATTTTTCAATGGAGTATTCGAAGGCGTCTAGGGTATCAATATCACTTGTCCCATCGTCTAACCTTATATCCTCCATTTCCTCTTCCTTCCACACCGCAGTAGACAAGGCCTCTTCAAGACTCTTACAATCTTTGGTATAAAAAAATCTATCAGAAGCAATCAAAGTATTGACAAGCCTTATCCTGTCATTGATTGGGTTTTTGATAGAATTCTTAATCTTTATATTTAAATTTGCGTCTAACAAGGCTTTTTGCATGCCCTTGATTAATACTTGCTCCGCACTATCTGCATATATAAGGTCAACATTTCCATAGGTAGATTGGATAACTCTTACAAAGTCGATTAGTTGATTATATAAATCTGTCGGCTTGTCAGGTTCAAACCTCTCAGACCTTAAAGCATAAACCTTTTTAAACCCTCGACTAATACCGCAGCAAACAAAAGCGTGCTTTGAATTATTTCCACCAAAGTCCACGCCGATTTGTATCATCTGTAATTCGTGAGGCTTATCTTTGATTAAATAGTTTTCTGGTCTATCTGAAAATTGCTTATATATAAGCCCTTCTGCTACAACCCTAAGCCCCAGTATATCTCTTTTATACCAGACAGAATTAGGGTCGTATTGTAGTTTTATTTCCTTTTTTCTCTGGTCAGAAATATTGATATTATCATCAATCGTAAAGTGTTTATAATTATATCCGCCAAAATCTATTCCCTCATCAATCATATTCTGGTACTTATCTATATGGTCAGAATAAATAAAATGATTAGGACTAGAAGGGTTTAAATCCCAAAAGAATTTTCTCCTTTTAGCTGCTGCTGTACGGTTAAAAGCTTCTTTGATTGAGTCCTTATGATGAAGGTTTATCTCTGTAGCTATCCACATCCCAAAGGAATTACCTCTAATCTTTTTATATGAATCCGCCTTGGCAGTGCCAGCAAATATAACAATTCTTTCTCTAAAATGTGTGCAAGGTCCCTTAATAATTAAGGCTTCGTTTCCCTTATGCTTTCCCCATCTGCATTGGCCACGAAAAATATATTCAAGACCAAAACCATTGGCATCTCCAATATTTAGCTTGGCGTTTGCAGCAGTAGAACCAGTCGCAAGATGAATCCTATCCCTTGTAGTTCTCAGCTCATGGGCAAAGGCATAGATATTATCAACAGTCTTACCTGCCCTTACAGCACCTTCAGCAATGTTATAGGTATTATCAGCACACTTTCTTATATAATCAATATGCTTATCTGAAAAATTAAAAGGGATTGTTTTTCTTTTTTTAATCTTTTCCATAAATCATCCCATCTATATCATCTAAGTCTTCAACTTCTTCAGATATACCCTTCATAATTTCTATTTCTGTTTTAGTTTTCTTGATTTGAGTTTGTTGTTTTTCTATATCTAAGTCAGAAGCATTTAAACCAAATCTTCTCATAAGAAGTTCTGCCGCTTTAAGTCTATCTTTGTTCTGAACCTTTACTTGCCCCAGGGCTTCTCCTCCAAATTCTGTCTTGTAATAAACTTCATCGTGTGTTTCTCCTCTTAAAACCGAAGTCAAATACTGCAGGACCTCTTTTGACTCTGCTATAGTTTCCGATTCTAATTCTGATAATTTTTTATCAATATAAGCTTTTACACTCACATTTTCCAACAATTTAACAATATTTCCTTTTGCATAAGATTTGCTATAACCTGCATTTATAGCCGACTGATAAGCATTACCAGACTTGATGTACTCATCAGCAAACTTCTTCTGTTTAATTGTCAATTTCGTCAAAGTACATCACCACTTCCTTTAAGTTAGTATCGCATTGTTAATTTAATAAGTTTATGTATAATATTCTTACAACTTTCTAGATTCTAGAAAGGAGTACCCAGATGACAATTTATGAAATCATTATGCTTATAATAGCGTTAGTTTCACTTTATCATCAACTAGAAGATAAACACTTATAGAAAATGAAATGTAGATGACAGGTCAGCATTTTTTCAAATATACATCTTCGCTAGATGCTAGACAATCACAATTACAAAAAGAATTATATGAGTTGTATTTGCTGAAACCATCATCATAACATATAATAATAGTGTAAATAGTCATCAGGTACTATATTAAAAGCACATTAGAGCGTAATTTGTGCTAGCTTGTTAGAAGAAAGATTTGATCTTTCGTGCGAAACGGAATTTATCTGACAAGCAAGAAAGAGAGAGGGAGTGATTGCCCTCTCTTTTTTTGTCCTAAAAACCTAAAAATATTATCGAGACTACCATGCTAAATTTAGTTAAAAGAAAGAATTAAAGTAACCGCAAATAGTTTGTAAACAAAAAGGAGAAAACATGGTAGCCTGGATAGTACTTTTAGGCATAATAAAAGGCGGTATTTCTACCGCCTCATGATTACAGAGTTAAACACTTATATTTATTTTTTGTTATTTGTTTTATATTTAGTTACACTTTAACATTCTACTTAAATCATATCATTTAACTTGATTTTGTCAACCTTATAGCCGCTTAATCTAAGTATCTTATATAATTTAAGCAAAGCAACATCTGACTTCTTCCATACGGCATTATGAGATACACCATACTTAGTAGCAAGGCTTCTTATGCTTTCTGATCCATATATCCACTTTTGATATATGATAGCTTCAAGCTGTGGATCATCTATCATCTTGATAGCTTTTCTCATTGATCTAACCTCTTCCTTTGTATGGTCGATTTCTTTTTCGATTTCCTTTATCTCATCCAATACCTTGATAATCTTATCTTCTTGTGATGAACCAACTCCTTTACTAGGGTCTGTATTTCCAAGGCCTGACCTTACACCATCTATACAATCTCTCTTCTTGATTATCTCATCTTCCAGAGCTTCAATGAGTGCAAGATTGGCCCCATAGATTGCCAATTCGTCTTTTACTAACTGTTTTCTTCTCTTATTTCTTTCTTGCTTTAATTCTCTTACAGATTTCCCCAATTTCTTCCTCCACTAAACTAATCTTCCATTTCTTCCTCGATACTAAGAAGAGACTCATCTTCCTTTTCCAAAAGTTCTATCTGCTTTTGTCTGTAAAACTTCTTAGCTTCATTCAAATCGCCAAACTTCTTAAGGACTACCCACTTCATGTAATTTGCATCAAACATTCTTACCTCGTAAATACTATTCAAGCAAGTCTCATTTTTCTTAACTCCTCAGTCTTCTTCTTAATCTCATCCCTTTGATAACCTGTAAGCCTTACAAGCTTTTGAGGAGCAATATTAATCTCTTCCAGTAGATCATCAAAAGTTACAAAATCAAGATTAATACTATCAAGCAAAGAATTAACCCTCGCTCCGTACCTATCAATCCTCCCTTGACCAAAGCCAACCTCAAGCCTTAAAGCTTCAACTGTTAAAGCTAAAAACTGAGAAACAAGAACCCTGTTATTCGCTTCATTTTCCTTCCTAAAATGCTCCGATAAATTATTTAATTCTTTATCGCTTAACTTTAATTTTTTCGAATATCTACGCTTTTCTTGCCTGTTCATTTCTCACCCTCACCTTCCACTCGAACCAAAACCCTTATCTCCTCTCACAGTATCTCTGCTAATACTCTCATCTCTCCTCAAAGCGACCCTAGTCTCTAATCTAAACTCTAACTGTGCTATCCACTAGCCCTGGTTGGCACAAAATACCACGGGAGGCAAGACCAGACCTGCCCCTCGCATTAGCATAAATCCCTTGGTCAAACTCAATAGCCACCCCTGTAGGAATAACCTTAGTCTCCATAGGCTCTATGATAACATCCTCAATAGACCTTAAATCATAACCAATATCGCCCCTATCCTTCTCCAAATCATAATCCGCCTTATATCTCATTCTTCACCTCCGTCTTATCATATAAATCTTGAAAATCTTCTGCAGTAATCTTGTATCCATCACCAGTATTAACATCAACAAACACGATGCTACCGTCCTTGAATATCTCTAAACCAAAATCAAATTCTTTTAGAAGTTTAGCTATCATACCCATAACTAATTTTGCATTATCCTTTCTGTGTTCATTCATTCTTTCACCTCCACCAATTCTTCTCTACCTTTCCAAAATCCTAATTTGAAATTCAGATAAGACGATAAGCTCATAAGTTTTAGCCCGTTGTATGGTGTTTTGTTCATATCACTTGCTAACTGAAATTCTTCTTCAATTAACCTATTTATCATCTCAACTTGTTCTCCAGTTAAATCAAATTCATATTTCTTATCAGTCATTCTTTAACCTCCCATTCTATAATCGGATATTCTGTCATAATCATTCCATTAATCGCAAGTCCTGTAACAATATCTAAAGCAGTCCTCGTGTCGCTATATCTACAATTCGCTCTTTTGTGGATTCTTGGGTCGCTTTCTGACCAGTCTATAATATCAATCATTGCTCCGCTTAGAAAAATCATTTTGCAGCCTTTCGCTACACATAAATAATAACAACCATTTTTGCCATAACTACCCTTGCACTTTTTAAATCCGTATTTTTCATATTCTTTAACATCTTTAGTTGGTTTTAATGTCATTTCTAGCACCTCCTAATCAAACTCATACGAAACATCACCAATCTTTTCTCCACATTCAGGGCAAGTTATATCTTCATGTTTAAAATCTGGATAATCACTCCACGATAAACCTTGGTCTTTTAAAAAATCATCAAAACATTGTGTAATGTTTTCTCCACACCATGGACAAGTGTAATCCACGTCGACTGGTACTTGTATAATGGTTACTACTGTGCTACTCATCTTTTAACCTCCACTTTATATGAATAACCTCTACATAGGTTACTAATAACATGCTCAAAATTATAGTTGACTTATCAACACCCATCCATAAGAAAATTAAACTAAAAAGTACATACATAAAATCTATTAATAATGATTTTTGTTTACTATTCATTCTTCAACCTCCACTAAATCCTCATCAAATAACATAGGTACTTGTATAAAAAATTCTGCTTCATCCTCTGGAAATTTAGTATCAAGGGCACTACCAATATATACAGGTTCAAAAAATTCTTTACTAAATTCTTTATTTTTCCTAAACCAGATACAATCGCCATCATCTTCGTGCCAATCTTCTTGCTTTTTAAGTGTCAAAGCATCCTCTAATTTACCAAGCCTATTAGTAGCTATTAAATGAGCATAAAATATATCATATTCTCTATACATATTTATCGGATTAATATTATCTAGTGTTTTTAAAGCAAAATCTCCACCTACTGATGGTTCAGTCATTTTTTTATTTTCCCACTCTTCAGGGTCTGGTCTAAAAGTCATTATTTCACCTCCACCAACTCAAATTCTTCCAAATCAGTATTGAACTTTTTCTTTATTTCTTCATACTCTTTAAGGGTAAATTGAGTCTGTATAAGATCTGTTTGTTTTTTATCATAAACATATATTTTTTTATTTCTCGCATCATAATTTAGATAAACTGGGTCATAAGTAAAAAAATCTACTAAATACCTATGTTTAGCATAAAACTTCTTTTCGTCCTCCCTCTCGTCTGGAGGTGTTTCTGCAAACTCAACCGCTGCTTTTATCATGTTTAGGTCTTTTTTATCACAATGAAGATTTCCTATAAACACTTGATTTTCTGCATTTGAATTAATTGTAATGTAATTTGAAATTAAACCATCTAAACTTATCTTTCTTGCTAAACTAATTGTTTCGTATTCTAATGATTCCTTTAATTCATAATCATTTTCTGCTGCAATTCTCTTTAGTTCGTTAATCTTCATTTTCTAACCTCCCAATCACTCTTATAATTCTTAACCATCTGACAATCCCTATATTTCCCATTATCAAAAACCGCCAACCTATCATCAAGATAAACTAGCCTGCCCTCACAAGCCCTTTTATCCTTAGTATTTCCCTTAACACTCTTAAAGCGAATCTTGTAAAACTTTCCCATCTCCAAAACAGGCTTCACTTGCTCTCTCATCACATCTCCTTAAACTCATAATCAGGATATTTATACAAAAACATCTTCATTTTGATTTTATATACATCAGTCTTGAAGCCTTTTACATCTTCTACCACGGTAATCCCCCTCTTAATGTCCTTATACATAAAATCAGCAATATAGCTAACCTTTTTCATGGTCTTACCTTGGTAAACTTGGCTCGGCACTAGCTCAAAAGCTGGCTGCAACTTCAAATCCTTAATCACTCCGCCCCTAACAAGAAGCTTTAACTCTCCATACCTCCTAGCCTCTTTAAGGCTATCAAAAGGGATACCGTCTACTATTGTTTTCTTGTTCTTGTACTTGCTATAAGCCATCAATTATTCCACCCACCAATAAGCTATCTGGTTTATATTAAGAATTCCCATCCTTCTATTACCATTCATATCATCGCCTCTATGAAATATTAAATAACCCATAGACTTATCTACCTCATAATGGTCAATCTCCATAGTATCAACTCCTCCGTTGATAAATCTTATAACTAAAGTTTTCATCAAACCTCCACAAACCAAAAAATAATATGATTAATAGCAATCATTTCTATTTCAACATTTCCTGAATAAAGCTTTAAATAACCTACTTCCTCATCAAAACAATAATCATCGACCTTAAACAACTTTTCCCTGCCATTTACAAAACAAACAACTAAATTCATACACTCCTCACTTTCCAATTCTTTCATAAATCACCTAGAAAGGTATCCTTCCTGAATCTTCTATCTCCTCAAAATCATCATCAAAGAAATCGTCCTTATTTTGTCCTCTATGATAATTTCCACCATTGCTGGTGTAATTACCCCTATTATTTCTTTCTGTCGCTCCTGCATTATCCTGCGTGCGATTTGAGCTATCTAAGTATTCAATGTTATCTGCAACTATATCTGTAGTGTAAACAGTCTTGCCTGTCTCCTTATCTTGATAAGACCCAGTCTGAATCCTTCCCTCGACAGCACACTTACTGCCTTTGCTTAGGTATGAACTAGCATTTTCAGCCATTCTTCCCCATACTACAACCCTTGGAAAGTCGGCAGTAGGGCGATTACTCGCCTCCGCCTCCTCCCTTTTCTCTCTGCTTAGTCCCTTATCAACAGCAAGGGTAAAAGAGCAAGTCGCCATATTACTCTGCGTGTATCTAAGAGCAGGATCCCTGGTAAGCCTGCCAATCAATAAAACCTTATTCATATTCCTTTCCTCATCTTCATAATCTCCCTATCAGCAACAAAATCTAAAACACCTTGATCTATCTCTTTTTGACTATCAAGCACCTTCTCCACATACTTAAAGCTTGTAATACTAGCCTTTTGTTCATATTTCAGATACCAAAGAGTATACAAAATCCTCTTCCATCCATACTGCTTGATTGCTGATATAATCAAATCCCTATCACTTGTGCTTGTGTTGTTCTTAACTAGACGATAATAATAATTAATTGTCCCTCTCTCTTTTTCTGATATTTTTGCTATATTATTATCGTCTATTTCTAATCTATTCTTATTCTTATCTAATCTATTCTTATTCTTATCTGTCCCGTTACGTAACGTTACATTAGCGTTACTTGATTCTAAAGCCTTCTGCCTTTCTCTATACCTGGCCACTCTCTTTCTAGTTTGTTCTCTTACTTTCTCCATCCCTTCGATATTCTGATGTTTCTCCCAATTAGCTATGCTTATAAGTCCATCATCGCCAAGGTTTATCATCTCGAATTGCTCGAAGGTTTTAAGGGCAAATCTGACAGTATTTAAGGGCTGGTCGCATATTGTAGCTATCATTTCATCTGTGTAATTCATATGCTGACCAATATAAACTGCTCCACCGTCATTCGTCTTACCAGCTAGGCAAAGAAGCTGGATCCAAATTAAGATTATCGCATCACCTTCTGGCATCGACCTTATAAGCTTTATTTTTTCGTCATCAAAAATATTAACCGATAATTTAATCCAACTTATAGCTGACATTTAGCACACCACCACCTCAATCCCTGTAGTTTCTTGTATAGTCCTTTTAATTAATTCTTCATCACTGTTACCATCCGATAAATGCAGCAAGTATATCTTTTTGCACCTGGACAAGTCCGCCACCTTCAAGGCTTCTACCAAGCTTTCCAAGGACAAGTGATTCTTTAAAATCCTATTTCTAAGACTAACGTTGATTTTCCCTTGCTTAACTCGCTCGTCCAATACAGACTTTACATAATTACACTCAATCATAAGACAGTCGCAGTCGGGTATTTTATACTTTAGATATGCAGTATCAGTTACAAATACTAAAGACTCTGTTTTTTCTGTTTTACTAAAAGTCCTTATATAATAACTAACTGGCTCTTTTACATCATGGACCGCCTCAAATGGCAAGATAATCAAATTTTTTAACTCTTCTGAATAGTAGCGGGCCTTTTCAAAAGGTCTAAAAGTTTTTAACCTGTGTCCGCTAATTTCAAGGGCTTCTGCTGTTCCTTTAGTCATATAGCAATTGACCCCAGCTTTCATTAAATCTTTAACTGCTTTTGCATGATCCATATGCTCATGAGTTACTAAGCAAGCATCTATTTCTGATACCTTGAAATTAAGCTTTTTTTGAATTACTTTAAAGGGCAGGCCACACTCCAGTAAGAGTGCAGCGTTACCAATTTTGACCTTGTAACAGTTACCGCTTGATCCTGTGCCTAATACTTCAATTTTCATTAAAATGGTGCCTTCTCTAGCTTTTGAAAATCGTCGCCAAAGAAGTCTGTTTGACCTTCAATGTTTTCTTGAACTTCCTCGTCCTCGATGATTTCTCCTGGCTCTTCATCAACATTCGCAGGCATTTCCTTAACCTCTTTTGGAGTAGACACGTCAAGCTCTAGGGTGTTTGCATTCGCTTCTATCTCTTCCCTAAATGAGTTATCTGTATAAGCTATAAACTTCTCATCATTGCTCATGATATCAGAGTCATCAGCAGTATTAACGAAAGACTTTACGGCTCTGGACTTCACTGTCTTTATAGCTTGTTGGTCTGGGAAATTTCTATGAGCTGGTGAATTTCCTTTTGCCGCCCCCATAGACCAAGCCGCTCTTATCTGCTCCATCGTCATATATTCTGTGTATTTTACTTCCCCATCTTTATCGGTAATTACTGCAAAAGCCCCGATTATATCTTCTTTTTTCCACTCATTTACATTAGGTTGATAAGTCTTAATCTTGTAAGTTCCCTTTACGATATCAAATTCAAGCTCAAATTTATCATCCTTATAAACTGCATATCCGTATATATCGCCTATATCCTGTCCGCTTCTTTTGGCTAAGGCAACATTCCCCTGGTATGAAACTGATAATGTACAGGTATTTCCGTAAGGTATAAAGTAACATTGTTTCTTATCTGGATTAAGCCCTTTTTGTGCCATCTCCATTACTGATTGGAGAATTGATTGAGGGGTACAAACTTCAATTATTGTCTTCCCTGCATTCTTGCCGCTCTCTGCAGGCTTTGTAAGTAAATATCTTGCCTGCTGGATCGCATTTTTATAACTATAATTTTCTGGAATATCAAATACATTTTGCTCAACCATACTTGTATACTGATTAATGGCTTGATTAATAATTTGACTTGCTCCTGTAGTAGTTGTTTGATTTTCCCTTCTTTTTGCTAATTCTGTCATGTATTCCTCCTATAAATTCTCAACTCTTAAATTCTTTAATTTACTCACTGTTAAAGTTATCAACTGACATTCTGTTTCTACTAATTCATTTACGCTCTCTGCATTGTCTACAAATATTGGTATATCTTTTTCATAGTGTTTTGATAGGCTGTTTATTACGTCGAGCCCTGCATTTATTTGTGCTGCACTATTAAGTGATCCATAAGGCACTCCCTTATAGGTGGCTTCGGCAGTTTCTACGATTCCGCCGTTTATCTGTGTATCAAACAGCTTAAACTCAACCTTGATAAACAAATTATTAATCTTATCACTTACAAGATTGGTGTAGGTCTTTATATACTCATCACATAGATAGAGTTTTTCTTGTTGGCTTTCAAACTCTTTTCCTAGCTCTTTTTCTTCGTCCATGTATTTCTTTATTTTCTCGTCTAGTTCGGCATTTAAACCTTGCTTTGATAGTTTGTTATTAACTTCATCTAATCGTTCGCTATAGGCTCGCTTTACTTCCAAAATCTGAGTATTATCTTCCTTGCCTATGTTTTTTATTTCATCTTCAATATCTTTTATCTTTTCTTTAAGATTCTTTATTTCTTCGAGCTTCTTATCGCATAGAGTCAAGCTCTTAACCTTAGCTATCTGCTCTTGAAGTTCTTCTTTTTCTTCTTTGTGTTTTTCAAGGGATTTTGATAATTTTTCAATCTTAATTAGAAACTCTTCTTTGTTTTTGTTGGAGTCCTCAATGTCTTTCTTATAGCCTTCTATAGCCTCATTAAAGCTCTTGCCTTGCTTATTCAAGTCTTCTAAGTTTTGGCTTTTCTCTAGGTTGAAATGCTTTATTATTTCTTCCTTCTTGTCTGGGTCAAATTCTTTTCCACAAGTAGGGCAAGATAAACTGCCATCAAACTTTTTCTTTTGTATCTCGCCCCACTTGATACGCATTTCGCTAAGATATTTTTCATGCCTTTCGATTAGAGTTTTAGACCTTTTAACCTCTTCATCTTTATCTTCAATAACATTTCTACAATTATCAATTTCAAACTCCGCCATAGTGATTTTTCTACCTATTTCAAAGCTTGTTTCTTCAAGGTCCTTGATCTTTTTATTTTTGCTATCTTCAAATTCAGAATTTATCTCTGCAATTTCGTTCTTTATCTTTGTAATTCCTGAATATTTTTTATCTAATTCTTCACTTACATTTCTAGATCCAGCGAGCTTTTTATCCAGATCTTCAATTTCTTTTTTAAGACCTTCTTTTTCTTTTTCGAGTTCGCTAAAATCATCTGTCGTTTTGGTGTTTTCTAGCTCATCAATCCTAGCTGGTATCTCTTCTAGCTTCTTATTAATTTTCTTACAAGTAGCCTTGGCCATCGCTTGAATTTCTTCTATTGTGTAGTTTGATAAGTCAAGCTTTTCAAGCTCTCTGTTAGCTTCTTTTACATCATCTATACTTACATCTTTTACTAGACTTAATAGAATCTTTCTACGCTCTTTTTTATCTAAGATTGTATTGAAATATAGAGGATTGGATAAAAGATTAAACTCATCTTCACTAACAATCTTTGATATTTCTTCTTCGTATTCCTTTTTCTTTTTTGGAACGTCATTTATATAGAAGTCAGTAGTATTGCCTGTAAAGGTTTCAGTATTAGATCCACGCTTTTTGCTCCAGACTTCCTTATAAATTCTTTCAAATTTAATCTCTTTACCGTCTACATCAAAGACACCCACAACGCTTGATTCTAAATTATGGATTACATCGTTATTTTCATCATAAGGCTTAATTTCATAGTCCTTGCGGTTATAGCTATCCTTGCCCCATAAAAGCCAGGTATAAGCATCAAATATTGTCGATTTTCCCGTGGCATTATCCCCAGAGATGTTAGTCTTATCTGTAAAGTCTATCTCTTTGTCCTTAATTCCTTTGAAATTCTGCAAGCTTAATTTCTTTAATTTAACTCTCATAAACTCTCCACCCTTTTTAAAAGGCTCTCCCTTCCTTGTATCTCTATATCTAAAAGCTCAATCTTATCTTCCTTGTCGGCTTCACTTTCCTTGCCAGCTAGGCAGTCTCTTAAGAATATCAAGTCATCAAGCTTTAAATATTTCAGCGTATTAGTGAACTCGCACCTTCTTGTAAAATTCATTTAGCTTTCTCCTTCTAAACATGGTATAATAACCAAGTAAAATATTATTTTTAACTTTCCCTTAGTATGTGCTAAGGGCTTTTTTATTGTCTGGATCTATGCTTATAAGTATTTCTCTTCTATAGCCTAAGATTTTCTTATGCTCCATTTTCCTGCTTCTTAAATCCACCCCTTCCGCTACTCTTAACTCAGCTCTTCTTACTTTCTTGTTTGCTTTCTTTCTTCCAAATAAATTAATCATCATAAACTCCTCCTATATTTCGTTAACATGCATATAATTCTTTCTAAAAAACTCTTTTACATCATCTTTCAAAAAATAAACTTTCCTTGACCACCTATATACAGGGAGTCCTTCCTCTACTAGCTTATTAAGAGTATTAGGACTCATATCTAACCAGGCGGCCATCTCTTTTTTATTTAGAAAATCTTTCTCAGTTATTGCACACTTTTGCATTTTTACCTCCTATCCTAAAAACTTATTAATAAAATATATCTGACCCTTACCAGTTATCTTGGTAGTCGTAGTAACTACATTAGCTCCCTTGCTATCTACATATGAACCCTTCTTCATCTCAAATAAGCCTTGTTCAACATAAGTCTGTAGAGGTTGATTTTTCCTCTCTCCGCTCTTACATAGGTAGCCCTTGTTTCTCATCCAAGCAAAAAGCTTATTTTGTCCAATCTTCCTATCAAGTTTCCCTGTCCTTATGGCTTCCTGACTTATCATTTTCGCAAGCTCACCCATCAGACAAGATCTATTTGAAGCTGATACCGTATCAGCAAATAGTACTTTAGGCTTGTTCTTCTCATTTAATGCTTCGGCCAAGGCTCTCTTTGCCTTCTCTTCCTTGAGGTTAGTAGCAAGCATAATCAAATAATCAGGATCTGTAAGGGTTCTTTCTATAACTCCGTCAGTCATATACGCCCCATGCTTTCTAATTGCTGGTAGCACCTCGCTTGTAACCCAATCCGCAAATCTCTCAGCCTCTGGCTTTCTTGATTGGAATACTAGTTTGTATAGGTTTGACTCATTTATAAAATTAGCTAATTGAGTTCTTCCCATACTATCGATGACCTCATTACTAATGACCCCATCTTTATTAAGTCTGGACTTCGCTTGACTTGGATTGTTAATCTCTAAAATCCTACAAACATCATTAAGTGCAAAATATGGTTCATCATCAATTATCGATGTTCTCACTTGCCCAAATTCTTCATTATCAAATATTTTTAATTCTTTCATTAATCCTCCTTTAGCTTCTTATAGTTACTTATTCTGTTTCAATAGTTACTTAAAGTTACATTTAAGGTTAAAAAAATATATCATCTACAGGCTTATTAAAAAATAAAGAATATTGTTTCTTAACCTTATCAGATGGAACTCGTGTCCCTGTTTCATAAAAAGATATAGAAGCAGGGGTTACTCCAAATACATATGCCAACTCTTGCTGGGTCATATTCTTTTGAACCCTCAATCTTCTAAGCTTATTTCCAACCTTCATACTTACCTTCTCAATAACAATCACCCCCTCAAATCTCCCCTCTGGTGTATAATATAAGTAAAACACCAAGGAGTAAATTATGCTTACTTATCAAACATATAAATTATTAATGCAGCTTAGACAATTCACAATCCCAAGAAAAATCGAACGATTAAACAACGACCTTGAAGTTAGAATTGTAGATAAAACTGACTTAATGAAAAATCCCTACAACTATAACCAGCTTAAAGATACTTCTCTAATAGCAAGAACCGATGAACTAAGATATCTTGAAGATAACTCTTATATAAAAATCAACGGCAAGACTATTGAAATCACCCACAAAGGATATAGGCCTTTTCAGATAACCGCTATCCATTTTGTATGGTTTCTATTTAGATCAATTCTTGTTCCAACGGTTGTTGCATATCTAACCGCCCACTACGGTCTTTAGATAATATTGTGATTCACAAGCCAAGCTATAACGAAACTTACTAAAGCAGATATAAATGTTTCAAACTTAAATATCTGCCAAGTTTTTGCATTTTTGTTTCTCCAATCGATATATCCTCTGCATTCCTTGTATGGGATATATTCGTCCCATTCACCTTTTTCTTTCAAATAGAAAAAGATTATTATAGATATCATGATA